TAGCACGGTTTGTAGAAACCTGCTTACCCATACTCATATTAATACATGCATATCCTATATTCATAGAATGTAATATACGAAAAATAACTTAAAATACAAAATTATTAGTAAGTTTTAATTAAATCATCTTGCTGTGATTTCTTATACTTCAACCAATAGTTCACAGCATTTTGGTCATTTATCCAATTTGCTTTATTATCCCAATCAAAATCAGTTCTTGCGTAATATGGTAATTTATTTCTAATTTCTCTTCCTCTCATTGATGTTTTTGGAACCCACTCATCTATCATTCCATCCCCATCGGTATCATAACCATCAATATTACCATCACCATCTAAATCTATCGGAATTCTTAAATTATTTTCTACTATAACAGGCACTTCCTCTTCAATTGATGAATTTTTTCCACTATCTTCAGTATTTTGTGAAATATTTTCCACTATATCCTCTTTTTTATCGCCATATACCTCATATAACCCCAATTTTTCATCATTTTCCATCATTTCTATCAGAGCTTCCTTTTGTTTACGCTTTTTATCAGAAATTAATCCGTTAAAAGCGATAATTAAAGCAACCGCAAGTGGGTCAAACACTAAAACTATCAAAAATATGAAAAATTTCACTACTTGTGCTAATTCTACGTTAAATGCTTCTGCAACAAATCGAAATCCACCCACTTCTTTCTCTATATCAATGTTTGCATTCTTAATTTTATTAATTTCTTCGTAATTTTTGTTGTTTTCTTCGGTTAATTTATTGATTTTTGCTGAAATTGTAGTAATTTCTTTATCGGCATTACGAATCATTTGAGAAACTCGTGATGTAGATACGTTTTTATCAATTTGTTTGGAAAGATTTGATTCTTGTGAGTTACGGATGTTTTGTTGATTAGTTAATTGAGTAGTATAACGAGCAATTTCACTCTCATTTTGCTTAATTTTTGTATCAAAAACGGCAATTTCTCTTTCTATTTGTAGGAGTTGTATATTTTGTTGTTGGAATGCATTAGAAAGGTAACCAAAAATACCGGCAGATGTGATTAACATCAATACGCCAACGGAAATCGTTATGTACCACTTATTAAATCCACTAATTTCATCCCATTTTTGCTTCAAATAAGTAGCCGCAACTAACTTTGCCAATTCCAATGCAGATGCCATTATCATCACCGAAAGTGATGCTCCGGCAAATAGTACACCCAACCCCGTCACAGAGAAGTATGCCGCACAACCAGCGATAATTAGTGCGGAAATTCCGACTAAAATCTTAAGCCAATTCATTATCTATTAATTCTTACTAATTCAGAAACACGCTCTACAATTTTTTGAGCATCATCAATTGTTTGATTAACATCGGATGGTGATAATTGTTGTGCACCATTTGCTACATTCTTTAAAATACGCAATTTACCTTCTAATGAATCTAAAAGCGTTTGTATTTTTTCATTATATATCATACTAATAAATATTTTTTAAATAAAAAAAGGGTAAAATCATAAGACCTTACCCCTTTAATCTACGAAAAATAACTGAATTAACCAACTTTTATGGTTAATTTTTTTGGTTTGGACTCTTCTTTTCTTTCTACTACGATTGATAAGATACCATTTTTAATTTCTGCTTTTGCATTTCTACCGTCCAAATCCTTACCCAATGTAATTGTTTCATTAATGTTTGCAATCAATTGGTCTACTGCTGTTTTTTCATCTTTACTTTCCTTTTTAGCTACCACTTCAATTTTATCTTCATAACAATTAATCTCTACACTTTTAGGGTCGTGACCTAAAACGGATAGAGCGATGAATGCTTTATCATCTTTTACTTCAACTGCAAATTTAGATGGTACAAATGTAGTTGAATGATTTTTCCAAATTGGAGAAGTAGTTTCAAATAATGAATCAAAAACCTTGTCGAAATTTGTGTAATACATAATTTTAATTTTTTTGGTTAATAATACGTTATATATTTCAATTATTATACCAAAGTATTTTTAATGACAAATTGTCAGAACATTTCATTATCTTGCGACTCAATTACAGTAGACATATGGTCTGCCCAATGCATAATGTATGGAAGTTTATATCTCATACGTTTATTAGGGTCAAATGCTATAAGATATTTTTTATTATCATCATCATATAAACCATCCGTAAGCTTCATTCCAAAATATTCAGCTTCGGAATAAGCTATTCCATATTGTTGTAATGTAAAAAAAGTTCTATCTGTAAGAGTCATAAAAGAATCGGCTGTATTTTTCTTATAATAGTCTCCTCTGTTTTTTACGTGCCATTCGGAATCGTTTGGTAAATAATGTAAATTTTCTTTTGTACCTAATTTACCTAAATCGTGATGCAGTGCTGTAAATATTAATTCTTCATCTGTAAAATCTACTTTTCCTCCAAGCGATATAAACATCTCTTTTACTTTTAACGCGTTTTTACATACATTAAATATGTGGTCTATATAACCACCTGGATATGCATTATGATATCCCGCATTTCCACTTGCTGGCGATATAATTAAATTACCACCCAATTCACCATCGGAATACATGAATAGTAATTTTTCTAATCTTTCACCTGTAAAATACTTTTTAAGAATTTGAATGAACTTTTCGTAGTTTTCTCTTAACTGCTGTTCTGTTTTTTGTTTCATAATTTAGAGTTTAACTTTATAATACTCTAATATACGAAAAATATTCGAAATTATCAAATAATTGTTATAATCTTTTTATGTGATGGCCAGGCATTTATTGAGTATCTACTGCCCGATTCTACTTCTTCAATCATGTGTGGTACATTACAATCAAATACAAATATACTACCTGCTTTTTTAGGAACAACATACTCTATATTATTTATTTTATATTTTATATCCCCCCCTATGTAATCATCATTTAATTGTAGAATAATAGTTATTGTTCCTGCATTTTTTATTTCTTGCATATCAGAATGCCATTTTAAAAAATCACCACTACCATATTTGTTAAATGTATACTTATCGCACACGGTATATAGTGTTGATTTAAATGGCGATAATTTATTTGATATTTCTATTATCTTCGATGATAAATTTTTAATTGTTTTTTGGTGTTTTTCTTTATTTGTGAAATAATATCCTTTTCTTTTTAAGAAATTTGAATTATGATTTTTTAACGGATTTCCCCCATTATCAAATGATGTTGATTGCATATCAATCAAATTACAAGATAACCCAAAATTAATAAGTTCGGTACATTCATCTAATGATATAAAGTTTTCTATATATTCGTTGAACATTTTATTAAATTATTTTAGATTTATTTTTTGTTTCTATTTTTTTAAAAAATACCGATGTTTCTGTCGCTGTACCATCTTCTCTTTCGTATGGAAAATCTGTACAATAGTAATTCTCTCGTAAGAACCTATATGCATCAACATTCCAAGTACCATTATCCAAAACTATAATTGAATCATTTTTTTTATATTCATCTATTAGTTTAGCAAAAATACTTCTTGATATGTGTGTCGGATTATTATCTATTAAAAAAATATCAGCTGACTTAATTAATTCTATAAATTCTTTATTTTGTAAAATAGATTTATCAAACATTGATAATTTTACATTAGAGATTATTTTATCTTTTAATAAAGAATCTATTTTTAAAAACCACTCAACATTATCTTCAAAAGAATAAACAAATTTAAAATGCTTTGAAAAAAATAAAGTAGAATACCCTGAACCGATTTCTATAATTACATTATTTTTAAAATCGTTTTGTGTAATCCAACTTACAAAATTTTTAGATAATTTTGAATTATCCATTATATAAGTGTTTTTTTGTAATTATTAATAGGTTTTAAATTAAACCAACTAACCAGAGAATATCTTATACCAGATTCTACTGGACTAACTCTATGATTAATATCAGATAAAAAAACAAATAAATTCCCGATTCCGTTTTCAAATGTTGTAATACCTTCTATTTCATCAATTTTCATTTGTAAATCTCCGCCTGTATAATCGGTGTTTAATT